CTCAAACGGCACCTACACCTACATTGGAGCCGCGACACTTGGAGGCGTCCCTCGGGACTACGTTTTTCAACAGGCAGATGACCCCAACTTTTACATCTTCTACAGTTCCACGTTACCTGGTTGGGTGCTGGCGGATTACACCGGTCTGCCATTGATACCCTACCAGACAACCACCGGACTGACAGAAGGGTGGACGGCCAATACGAATTCCCCGGCTCCGACGGTGGCTTACTCCAGCGAACAGGAGATCACCGTTGAATCCGTGTTCACGCCAGAACTGGACGGGGATTTGACGGTGGGACCGATTTTGCCACTTGATGGCAACAGCGGAGAAATACTTGCAGGCGAGACGGGCAGCAGCAGGCTTCAGCGCATCCGGCTGTTCAACATCCCCGATGTCGAGACGACGCTGAAGGTGCTCGGCAAAAAGAAGTTTGTCCCTCTCGACTTTGACCAGCAGGAACCCGAGATCAAGAATCTCGACAACTGCCTGATTGCCTTTGCCTGCGGGGCCATGTGGAAACGCCGCCGTCAGATGGCCAAGGCGATGGAGGAAATGAAGATTGGTGTTGCGCTGCTTGGCGAACTGGCGAAGCTGGAAACCATCCAGGCGTCGCACAATTCGAGGTTCATCCCGGATGGCGGCGCCGGTGATGTGTTTTTCGGCCCCGGACGATCCGGCGGATTATGGATTTGAACGATGCCCCAACTATTCAACGAGTTGCTTGATGACCCGCTGGCTTGGGAATTCCAACAGGACTTCTCCGGCGGCGAGAACTCGTTTCATCGTTCCACCCTGATTGACCCGAACCAATGCCAGCAGTTATTGAACGTGCTGGTGCGCGACAATTACGAGGCGCGCACACGCCCCGGGGCCGATGCAATCCCCGCACCTTCAACAGTTCCCATTTCGGGAACAACCGCGTGCCGTTCCCTCCGTTACTTCGACACGCCGACTTACTCACAACTTATTGCCAGCCTGACCATCTCGGGAGCTTTTGGCATCGCCAAGTATGAGGCGGGCGCGTGGACGAACCTGACCGCATCACTGAACGCAGCGTTCACGCCGTCGGCGGACTCGAAGGTGGCGATGGCGCAGGGCATTGACAAAATGCTGATTTCCTGCGGCTCCGGGCAGGCCCAGGTTTACACCGGCGCGGCGTTCGTCAACGCCGGCAATTCAACGTCCGACTGCCCCGGCGACGCCACCATCCTCATGTGGCACACGGCGCGGATGTTCGCCAGCGGACGCGCGGCGGCACCGGACACGGTTTATGTGTCGAACCTCCTGAATTTCGTGGCAGGCCAGTGGAATTGGACCACGCGCAGCTTTCGCGTGGGCGTCGGCGACGGCGATCCCATCCTCGCGATGGCGTCCATGCAGGGATTTACCATGTGCGTGTTCAAGCGGAACTCCATCTGGCTTGTGGATACCAACCCGGACAATGACTACCTTTACGCATCCCCCGTCAGCGGATTTACTGCAAACGCCGTAAACAACGTCGGCTACGGCATCGGGTGTGTCGGGCGTGATGCGTGGTGCAATTACGGCAACGACGTGCTTTTCATGGCACAGGACGGCATCCGCAGCATCGAGCGGATGCAGAGCGCATCCGGCCAGTGGCAGTTGAGCGCGCCCATTTCCCAGCCGATCCAGAACATCATTGCCCGCATCAACAAGGCGGCGTGGAGCGGCATCGTGGCGAAGAAGCACGAGGAGCTTGCCCTTTTCTTCGTCCCCGTGGACGGCAGCACGACCAACAACGCGGTGATTGTGTGGAACGGTCGGCTGGGCAAGTGGCTTGGGATCTGGACGGGTTGGACTGGGCTGTGCGTGGAGATCACCCGGTTCCTTGGCGTGCCCGAACTGACCTTTGGCGACAACACCGGGTATGTGAACGTCTGGAAGGACCGGGAGAGCGACACGGAGGACGACACCTACCAGGACAACGCCGTCGGCTACCCCACGAAAGTCTGGTCAAAGAGCTGGCTGTTTGCCGAACCCATCGCCACCAAGACGGGCGACACGACCAAGATCAAGTTCAGCGCCGGGAACACGACGCTGAACGTCTCATGGATGGCGGACAACGCCGTCGTGAAGAACTGGGTGGGCGATTTTGAGCCGGAAGGCGACATTCTTGGCGAGGGCATCATGCCTTTCCTGCTTGCCAGCACTTCGCCCGTGACCATCACCGAGAACATCCGCGGCTTGAGCGAGTTCAACGAGGCGTTCGTCAAAATTGAATCCACCACCGGCTGGTTCTGGCTCAAGAGCATAGCGGCGTGCGCGTTCGTGAACCCGTTGGACGAGGGAGGCGAAGAATCATGACAGACGCCAAGGCTTTCTTTGAGCGGGTGCATGAAGTTACCGAGTTTTGCATGGCACACGCCGGCAAATGTTTCGGCGGCTGGCCGAGGGAAACCGTGTTTCTTTATGTGGGTTTTCATGCGCTGGCCGGTTCTATTTTCGTCATGCGCCGGAACGGACACATTGCCGCCGTCGGGTTCGCCTGGACTTTTGAGCCGGGAACATCCGGGCACGAATTCAACTGGGGCCGTCCGGTTCCGGGCGAGGCTCTCATGGTTCGGGAAGTCATCGGCCATCGAGAGGCGTGCCGGCGGCTTTTCAAGCAGGCGCGGGAAAAGTGGCCTGCGGTGAAACGGTTTTTCGCGTATCGCCACCGGGGCGCGCGGCCCGTGCTCGTTGAATTCAACCCATCCACCATCGAAAGGTTTTGCTCGTGAGCGGCCCAGACATTCCAGATCCCAACCAGGCAGCCATCGCCGGAGTTCAGGCCGATGCGGCCAACTTCCCGTTTGAGTGGATGATCAACAGCCTCGCCCAGACCGGCGGCAAGGCGACGATCGGCGGGCAGGAATACGACTTCACCGGCCAAGGCAACGCGGATCAGGCTTACGCCATCTCGGACGCGATGGCGCAGACGATGCTGGACATCCAGCGGAATTACGGTCCTGAGTTCATCCGTCAGCGGCTCGCCAATCTTCAGCAATCCGACCCCGCCGGTTACGCGGCGCGGAAGGATTTATTCGACCGCATCCTGAGCGATTCGCAGGCGCACCCCGACCGGCCAATGGCGGAAGACCTGCAATCGCAGGTCAACTCCATGCTCGAAAGCGCGGGGACGATGGACAAGGAGATGACCGAGAAGGTGCAGCAGGGCGTGCGCGGGCATCAGGTGGCGCGCGGCATCTACCTCGGCAACGCGCCAGCGGCGGAAGAAGCGCAGGCGGTGGTCGGCGCGGCGGATCAACTGCGAACCGGCCAGCAGGACGAGGCGTTGAACTACCTGAAGAGCGGCGTTTCCCCGGAGGACGTGGAATACCGGCGCATCCAGCAGGCATTGTCAAACCTCGGCGCGTTCTCCAACGGCACAAGCCCACAGGCGCAGTTTGGCAGCGTGAGCGGCGCGCAGCAGCAGGCGGCACCGTTCAATCCGGTGAACTACCAGACCCCGGCAGCCACCAATCCGAACGCCGCGGCCACCGGGATGCAGTTCGCCAACAACATGTATGACATCAACCAGCAGCAGGCGAACCCGTTCCTGTCCGGGTTGAGCACGGGATTGAATTCCTTCAACGCCCTGTCCAATCTACGCGCACCGCAGACCGCCCCGGTCAACACCACAGCGATGCCAGCCAGCGGCGGCGGCGAACTCGCAACATGGATGCAAAGCCTGCGATGATTACAGAGCAACCAGTTCAGGAACGTGAGCCGGATCAAATCCGGCTGGACCGCTTTACGGCCTGGGCGCTTGAGGCGACCGATCGGCACACCGAGCTGCCGGTCAAGCATCTGTTCACGCCAGGGCTTTACGTCCGGCAGATGTTCGCCAAGAAGGGTGTGATTGTGGTTTCGCGCAAGCACAAGACGACGCACCCATTCCTTGTGCTTTCCGGCGCGTGTGCGGTGTGGTGCCCCGGCAAAGGTTGGGAACGGCTTCAGGCTCCCCACATCGGCGTGACGACACCCGGAACACAACGACTGATCCTGGCCCTTGAAGATTTGACCCTTGCGACGTTCCATCCCGGTCCGTGGCCGGACACCACAGACCCGCAGCGGATTGTCGAGGAGTTGACGGACGCGCCGGACCTCGACTACCTGAAGGACGCCCCGCCGGCCATTGTGGAGGCGTTCGCGAAAC